GTAATAATATTTGTACTATAATAGTTTTGAAGCTCTTCAGTAAACTCTTTAGGGTTTACATAATACTGTTTCTTAGCTTTGGCAGATTCGCTCAAAGGCTTTGGCGGTTTCTCTTTAACCTCTTTCTTAGGCTTTTTCAGAGACGGATTTTTCTGTGATTTTAATTTTTTCAATTTCATAAAATTCTTTGCGCTTGGCGTAGTGTTTTTTACCATAGATTAAATCATCTACTATATCTATAAGAACTAAAACATCTTTATCTCTGTGAGTACGGAGACCGCGACCTATAGACTGCAATACTTTTATTTTAGATTTACCCCCGGCTGCAAACATTATATAGTGTATATTTTTAATCGAGATACCTGTGGAAAATATTTTACTAATCGCAATACAGATAATATTATTATCTTTTTCCATAATATCCTGTATTTTTTTGCGTTCTTCTACCTCTACACTTCCCTGTATAAAGTACACTTGTTTATTTTGCAGATCTGATAGTTGTTTAAACAAAGTGTCCCCGTGAGCAATATGATCTACGAGTATCAGGCAGTTATTATTAAGTTTGCTTACAATATTTTTTATAACCTTGCCTCTATATTCGCTGTTATGAATAAAATCTAATTCAAACAAATATTTTTGGTTGGCAGATACTGATGTATAGTCTGGTACTCTATCGTATTCAACAAATACAGACAGTGCCTGAGCGTTTGCTATATATTGCGACCCGGCAATAGTTCTCAAATCTGTAGTAGTCATTTTATAGATAACTGGCCCTATAAAATTATAGATATTCCATTTATCTACATCGTTTTCAGGCAGAGTACCAGTAAAACCGAACCGGCGGTGAGTAGGGATAGAATCTATAAGTTTGTTTATTTTATTACCTCTTCGTAGTTTATGACACTCATCAACAATCAATAGACCTACCTCTTTAAACCAACTTAAGTCAGATTTTTCACTTTGTAGTATACCCATGTTAGCTATAATAATTTGAGCATTAAGGTCTATCTCGTTTGTACCAGTCCACTTCGATACTTTTTGCATCGGAAAATTATAACCAACGAAATCTTTGAAAGTTTGCTCGACTAGCCCTATGTCAGGTACAATTATCAGTACTCGTTCCTGACCGGTTAACAACTGCAACGCGGTATATACTAAATTAGCTATAATAAAAGTCTTACCACCCCCTGTAGCTAGTTCAATAATACCATGCCCTTTATTTAGGGCTTTAGATACAGCCTCTCTTTGATAGTCTCTTAATTTAAATTCACTTGTTAGTTCTCTGATACCTGGATAGCCTGTTGGTATATTGAAAGAAACATTGCGTAATAAATTTTCTAACTCAGTATTATAAGAAACTGTATGAGGTATATTTAGGTTTTTAAGATAGTTTATAATTTCCGGTACTAAGCCGATTCCACAGTAACCTGCAGGCGTAATAGCATACATTCTTTGCGGTATAAAACGAGCGTATCTATTAAAACGCGCGCTAGGGTTCTTTACGGAGAAAGCCTCTCTGATATTATTATAATATTCAGATTCAATTTTTACTTCTTTTCTCTTGAGATCGTAAAGAAATTTAACTGTCATCAGGTAGTCTCTAGTTTCTGTAAGTCTATTACGTTTTTATAATCAAAAGTTAAAGACGAAGTCAACTTTTCGATTTTTTCTAAATATTAGTTGCCATATGCTCTAGAGTAGTCTTTGAAAGGGTTACAGGTGAGCTAGCTGTAAGTTTTTTAAGAGTTCCCTTCTGAGCTGCCTTAAGTTTAATAAGCGCAGCTTTATGTTGTGCAGTTCTCGCAACCCATTTATGTTTAATAACTGGCGCCAACATTGCTTTTTCCTTAATAGAGAGTTCATCCATTTTTAGATCCTCAGCTAACTCTTTATTAAAGATTTCTACAACATTATCTAATTCTGATAAGTCCATACTATTACTAAGTATAGTATAATATAATTCTTTTTCCACATGTATAATTTTGATAAATTAGTTAAAAAGCTCCTAGAAAATATGACTACTGGAAGTGTTTTAGGCCCTACTCAAGCTCACCCCCCGGTACCCGGTCAGTCAAGTGATTTTTACGCTCCAGGAGATGCTAGAATACCAAGTTTACTCGGCGTAAAAAAAGGTAAAAAAGGTAAAAAGAAGCCAGCAAAAATAATCCGTAGAACGTTTCCAGGTTTGTAATAAATACTTGCAAATGGATCTCGGTCACTGGAAAACTAATTTAAATACTAGCGAATTAACCGAGCTTCCGTACGGATTTATATACGTTATTACTAATACAATTAGTAACAAAAAGTATTTCGGTAAAAAACAAATAAAAAGTGTTAAAAAACTAAAACCCCTCAAAGGACGTAAAAACAAAAGACATTTTGACGTAGAAACTGACTGGAAGAGCTATACTTCGTCTTCAAATGAACTTAATGAAGACATACAAAAGTACGGCAAGGATAAATTCATATTTGAAATAATACGTTTCTGTGATAGCAAGTTTGAACTTGCTTATTATGAAGCGAAAGTACAGTTTGAACACGATGTACTTCTTAAGGAAGGCTTTTATAACGGAATAATTAATTGCCGTATCGGTAGAGCCCCAAACACTCTTTTGCAAAAAATAGTTGACTTAGAACGCGCAAGTAATATATTGACTGAATCTTCAGCGGCGCGCGTAAATGAAAATACACCAACTTAAACACAACCTATGTCTTGTTGAATTTAAAGACATTGAAGAGGCTGTATTTTCTTCTGTTAAAAAAGAGTTTGAAAAAATAGGTATAAATTCCTTTGAAGAAATACCTCGCAAGGACTATATAAAGCTTTTGCAATACTTTACATTGCAACATGTATGCAAACTTTATAACAGCTTTCAAAACAAAAAAAATACTATAATCTTTGTGAATCAGGACAGTACGAATAAAGACATACTGCAGTTCTTAAAAGAAATTAAAAAATACTTCCCTATTCCTATCTATCTTACTCAAGATATCTTCATTGATCAAGATCCTGCAATATACCTGGAAATAACTTTAAAAGTCAAAGAATTTCGGTACAGCTTAGACTACAGCAAATACAGCTTTAATAAGATTAAAAAGTTTTGCAAACTATACAATCTGGAAAACTTAACTACGGATTTCAAGCCTTAATAAATCCCGATATATAATATATATAATATACAGGCGAACGCAGTGAGCCTGTTAAAAGGTCTGACAAGACCGAGGCGAAGGAGCTTTGCTCCTGAGCCCATACTCTTAATACAGGAGTAGGCTGTATAGAGTACGCCTTAAACCAACGTATTTATATTACTTTATTGCAAAATAAAATCAAGTGGGTTATTACAAAAAAGATAGTAAATATATATAATGAAAAGTAAATTTATGGAGGCTCTTGATCGTGTCATGAAAGAGGTTGATGGCGCGTATACTACTTCAACTACTGGTACAGGGGGTACTGCCCAAGACCCAGAACAAGCCGCAGCGGCTGCAGCAGGCGCAGCGCAACAAGCTGGTACAAAAGAGAAGGAAGCTATTAATGCTGCTAATAAAGCTTTCTTAGCAGCTGTTCAGACTCACCCTATGCTTAAAGGAGATTTAGCTAAAATTAACCCTGACTTTATTAAAACTTTACAGACAACAAAATGAAACGTTTTAACGCAATAGTAAATCAACAAATGTTAAAGCTATTAGAAGCTTTACCACAAGACGGTGGCCCTGTTTTGGACCAAAACCCAACTGCTCCAGACGAGCCTAAGCGTACGACCCCGCAGGAAAAAAGTAACTGGGAAATTACCTTACTAGACATAGCTAAAACTGCAATTTATAACATAAAGAATAGTCCCGACTCTCTTTCTCCTGAAGATGAAGAAAAGCTAAGCATTGATGTTACCCCGGAAAATAAAGAAGAAATGCTTAATCTTCTCTTCAAGCTTGCTGGTAAAGAAAAGGCTGCAACAGCCCCTATTATCAAGCCCGAGCCTGAACCAGTACCTGCTCCGGTAGCCGGAACCTCACCTGGTAGTGGATCAACACCTCCCTTAGCGTCAGGCGGCAAGGATATAGCAGCAGCTGCAAAGACTGCGAAAGCGTCAAAACCAGCTTAAATACCTTTAAAGCCGTAAAAGAAGAGATGATTACCGATTTGCACGGTTTTAGCGCCGCGTTTTAAGAAAGTATTACCCCAAGACGGCAATCGGATTGCATTGCGTCCTTTATTTGCGTAGTAAAAACGAGAACCGTTTGTAATATTGGTTGGAACAGATTCTACTATTTTTTTAGCTTCAGCCCACTTCGGATGTTTTTTTGCTACAGCGATTGCAGTATCTATTCCTTTATTGAAACAGCTAAATTGTTTCGGTTGTACTGCTACTTTATATTTTGATGACAAACTATCATTACCTGTAGTATAACGTGCTCTGTTTGTTAATACCTCGTTAATTGCTTGCATACCTTGAGTGCCTTCTCCTCCAGCTTCAAGTACGACGCAAGCTACTACTGTATCAAGTAACTTTTGGTTATTATAAAAATTTTTTAAACTACTACTCGGGCGGCTAGCTACAGTCTGCACTATAGCAGGCGGATTTATAGGTTCCATAGGGGGTAGATCTACAGGGGTCTCTATATTTACTTTTAGCCGAGCTTTGTAATTTTTTTCCGCTTTTTGCATATTATTACTTACATTAAAATAAATAATTGCATGGTATTGAAGTATAGAAATAAAACATATAGTAGCGACGACTTGCCTGTATTTTTATTTTTTAGAAAAGATGCCAACAAAAGAAATTTTATTAACGAATTAAATAACTACACAAAACCGGATACTTTTATAAAAATAACTAGTATTGATGTTGTTTTAGCGGGAAATACAATTATAAAAGATAAAAGATCGTCTTTATATTTTAGTTTAAAAACTATAGAAGAAAAACTCAGCCTACAAAGACAAATTTTCAATACTCCAGAAGATAGTAACGCCATTATATCTACCCCTGCAGACATAGAACTTCGCATAATAAAACTGTGGATAGAAAAAAATGTTATTAACTTGATTTAGTTGTAATAGCTCATACCATAATGTATGGGCAAATTTTATTCTACCAAAGTAATTCCGCTAGGCTCATGCGCTTTCCGCCAACCATATGCAGAAAGTCATTGCAAATTCGTACATGGCTACAGGCTACAGGCTAAGTTCTGGTTTACTAGTAACGAGCTTGACAAGAATAACTGGGTTGTTGATTTTGGCGGGTTGAAAGAATTAAAAAAGCAGCTCGAATTTTATTTCGATCATAAAACAGTAGTCTGGTCAAAGGACCCGGATATTCAGATGTTTAGAGAGTTAGAAAAAAAAGGTATGATTGAGTTGATCGAACTTGAAAAAGGGGTTGGTATTGAACGTTTCGCTGAGCTCTGTTGTGAAATGGCAGACAGCCACGTCAAAGCAATTACTAACGGCCGCTGCTGGTGTGAAAAGGTAGAAGTTTGGGAACACGAACAAAACAGTGCAATTTATCAAAAGTATATTAATAATATGTCATGAGCGCTGATAAAACTTTATTTCTTTCAGACGATTTTGTCTTCTACACACTCGAGGGGGAAGGCCGCTTTATTGGTTGGCCTTCAGTCTTCATGAGACTGTCTATGTGTAACTTGACTTGCATAGGCTTTAAAAGCGACGACGCTCCCTTTGGCTGTGATAGCTATGTAAGCTGGTCAAAGAAGAACAAAATGACCTTTGAAGAGATTGCGCAGCTTTTTGAAAAGAATGAATACCACGAAAAGCTTAAGCAAGGAGCGATTCTTAAACTAACAGGCGGGGAGCCGTTTATTCAGCAAAAGAATCTTATTGAGTTTGTAAAATTTATTAGAGATCGCTGGGGGTTTTATGACGTTAGTACGCATGATTTTATGACGCCCCTGCCGTCAACCCCGACCCTGCGTATCGACTTTGAGACAAACGGGACAATTATGCCAGACGAAGAGTGGTTTGATATTGGCTGCAGTGTGACATTTACAACTTCTCCTAAGCTTTCTAATAACGGGGACCCTACCGATAGACGCTTTAAACCAGAGGTCTTACGCTTTCTTGTAAAGCACAGGGCCTGTTTTAAGTTTGTAGCTAAACAAGAGTCTGATCTTAATGAAGTTTTAGAAAACTACATTAATAATTCTGATGTAGGTCTGACTAGCGATCTTGTTTGGATCATGCCTATGTGTGGCTCTCGTAATGAACTTCTTCAGGTAGGCCCTGCTGTTGCAGAGATCTGTAAGAAGTACGGCTTTAAGTTTAGCAACCGCATGCATCTTCAAATTTGGGACAAAGCATTAAAAGTTTAATATGAATACACCTGACCCGAAATGGCATTTTAGAATTAGTATAGTTAAGAGCGGTCTTCGTATCGGGGCCGGTCTTCAACTTATTAAAGGCAACTTAGTAATAGCTGGTGCCTTGTTTATAGTTGCTGAAGCGCTTGGCGTGCTGGAGGAAATTATATGAAATCAAAAATTATATTTATCTATGAAAACGAGTATGAATCTACCTTTGGTGGTCACTGCAGTACCCCTCGTAAAATTGAAATAACTCTACCGGGAGACGTCAGCCTACCGGAACTTATTCAGCAGTTTGAACATTTTACTAAAGGTATCGGTTATTTTCCGCCTGATAACGCGCATTTAGACTATGTTGATAACGACACTGATGAACCTAAGTCTGTAGAATGAATCCAAAACTTAAGAAGATCGGTGTTATAGGCACCCAGTGTGTTGGCAAGAGTACTCTTATAGAGGATATGATGCTTCAATGGCCTCAGCTTTCTCGTCCTGAAAAAACTTATCGAGATTTAATTAAGGAAAAAAACTTACCTATTAATAAAGACGGAACTAAGGAATCTCAGGGATTAATTCTTGATTTTCTTGTAGAAGAAGCGTCAAGAAACTATGGTAAGCGAAAAATGGTTTTTGATAGAACACCTTTAGATAATCTAGCATATTCGTTTTGGCTCTATGATAAAGGGGTTTCAGATATAGATGAAAAGTTTTTAGACGCCAGTGTAATCAAGGCTCGTAACGCCATTTCTCAATATTCTATTTTATTCTATCTACCGCTAATTGAAAAAAATAATGTACCTTTAAGTGAAAAAGATCAAAGGGATGTAGACCCTGTGTATAGAGCTGAAATAGATGTTCTGTTTGATACTTTTTATAGAGCATGGGAAGCAAGAAATACACGTTTTTTTAATAACAACGATACACCTGCTATTATACCGATTTTCGGAAATCCGATTGAACGAGTAGAGATGATGGGTATGTACATCAATGATAAATGCGAATTTTACGGGGATAAGGAT